AACTATTTATGTCCAACAAAAAACTTTTCCACGAATTACTTAATTTTTCTACAGAGCCTTTAAAGTTATCGGTATTGATCATTGCCTGTTCTTCTGCTGTAGAGGTTCCAATAATTGACTTAGAAAGCTGTATGGCTGTATCCTTTGCATTTACTAGGGCTAAAGCTGCTGTTACGTTTTCTTTACCGAACATCTGTGTCATACCTGTAGCATTCAATCCCATCGCTGACAGGTTCTGTAAAGCCTGTGTAAATCCGACCACAGACGGCTTTAATTTCTGGTCGGTGGAAGATTCTAATGTAAGGAATATATTTCTAAGGTTAGTGCCTGCTTCGCTGGCTTCTGATATTTTAGGAGCAATGGCTTCTATACTACCGACCAACTCATTAAATTTTACTCCTACTGATGATGCAGCACCACCAGACTTTTCCAATGCAGACGCTAAATAAGGAATTTCGGCTGAACCTTCTTTACTGGCTTCTGCCAATATATTAATATACTCGTTTGCGTGTCCTGCTCCTTGTCCCATCTGGTTTAAGGAGGTTGTCAATGCTTTTGCGGCATCTGGCACAGCCATTCCTGCGGCTTCTGCCAATGTGATTGCCGCTTTGGCTACGGCTGTAAGAGATTCCTTGTGTTGTAATAATTCAGCCATTTGGCTACCGATAAGCGTATAAGCGTCTACTATATCGGATGCCGATTGTGTAGTGGTGGAGCTTAATTCTATAGCTGATTTTTTAAGGTATTCCAAATCGTTTCCAGTCATTCCCGTTAAAGCGTGCAGTCCTGATAATGACTTTTCAAACTCAGCAGCTCCTTCTACTGATTCTTGCATTGCACCGCCTACGGTTGTTAGTATCCCTGCAATGCTTCCGAACTTTAATAAACCGCCAAAACCTGCGGAACCTAATACTGTACCGACATTCTTACCTGCTGATTCTGCTACGCCTTTAAATTGTTTTATCTCTGCTGTTGATTTTGTTATATTGCTGTCAAATTGTGTGCTGTTTAATAGTAGTCTAGTTACTAAATCTGCCATATTATGTGTTCTGTGTATTGATTAGTTTATTGGATTTTTCCTTTAGTCTGGCTATATCTTCTTCTGAGATGTGAGTATTGGAATCTTCTGTAGAAGCATCATCCCAAGCGAATTTTAGTATATCGGAAGGCTTGATCTTTTTAGTGCTGTTTACCTGTGCAATCAGATAGGCTATGAATCTGACTTGTTCCCATCCGTCTTTATTTCGTCTAAAGAGATTTTCAAGTACAGCCCTTACTTCATACATCTGCATTTTGTCCAGCACGTATTCAGGATCAAAGCCGTTTTCAATCACCAGCAGACAGTAAAGATCACTGATACTTATTTCTTTTTTTTTATCTCTCCCTGTTCGTCTTTCATAAATGCTGCCTGTTGCTGCATTTCATCCATAAGTAATTTCTGAAAATCTGCTACAATCTTAGGGCTGTTGTCACAGGCATTAATGAACGTTTCAAACGTTAAGGGCTTATCTGGATTGTTAGCTAAAGCCAAACAGTAGAAAAAGATATATTGATCTAATGAGGTTTCCATTTTAAAGGTTTTTCCTGTGATCTTTTCATAAATGAATAAGGCTCTTAAGGTATATTTGATAGAATAACTTTCTTCTTGTATTTGTATTGTCATAGTCTGTTTTGTGTATTAAAAATAAATGCCCCTTATGCCTAAGCATAAAGGGCAAATCTATTAGGCTTTGACCACTGGAGCCAAAGCACCTACTCCCTCAAAAGATGCGGTATAAGTAGCATTCTCATCGTTGGGCGCATTTGCTTCCAATGAAGTGATGATTACTTTTCCCGTATAACCTTTTCCTGCTGTAGTCGCCCATCCTGTTGTGGGGACATCCTCTGTCGTATCACTCTTTATTGTAAATACTGCTGAAATTTCTGCTTTAGCGATCATCAAATCAAAGAGGTCATCAAAATTATCTCCAGCTCCATCCTCTGAATAGAGGTTTTCTGTAGACGCTGTCCAAGAAAGTTTCTTTACTTTCTTAGTTGTCCAACTTCCAGAAGAATCTTTGCTGCTTGTTTCTGTTGTATCTGCACTGATTGATAGTTTATGTGAAGTGGCAAAAGCCAAGCTCTTGCCATTAATAAATAACATCAAATCACTACCATTAATTACGTTTGCCATATACTTTAATAATAAAATTTAGATTTTGAATAAATGTATCTTGTGTGTAGTCTTCATCTGCTTCTTTCATTCTGATACTCTTAATGGTTAAATCAGAATATGTACCTTTTTTCCCTTCTAAAGAATCTCTTACTAAATCTGCTATTTCCACTGCTTCATTATATTTATCAGAAGCCACCACCACTTCCACCGTAAGTTCGTCTTCTGTCAGATAATCTTTCGTGTAAATCGGTGTTACGCTGGTTCTTTTATAAATGATGAAGGGGAATGTGGTATCAATTTCAGAGATCAAAGGAAAAATCTTATTGCCCGTTTTTGCTACCAAATTCTCATTGGCATTAAGTAAGGAATAGATAACTTTTCCTATTTGTAAACTCATTTAGTTATTTCTGTTTGCGGTTCTTTGAATAGATTCGCTGATCAGCCTTTCTATATTGCTGAATATTTCCTGCTCTTTATCCTGTTGTGCGGACTTAAAGAAATAAGAACCATTTATCTTACCTCTTTTGGCTCCATTCTTTTTAAGTATTCTTTCTTTGGTTCCTTTCTCAAAGAACTTCAATCGGAAATCACCCATAATATGAACCTTAGCACTTTGAGCACCGTCTTCTATTCTGTATTTTATACCATCCTGTAAACTTGCTATCTTCTTTTGACCGTTCTTCTTTGTTTTAATGTGCCAACCGTTTTTGAGATTGGTGGTTTTGGAATTAAACTTTGCAGTAACTTTTTTCAGATTATCCTTTGCTTGTTTTACAAGAATCCTAGCAGCCTTGCTTAAAGCTGACTTGTAAGTATTTTTCATCTTCTTAGAAGAAAGGCTGGAAAACATTTCAAGTAAATGCCTGTCATCGACTTTTATGTCATTCATTGATTATTTCCGCTGTTATTGTAATTGATTGTTTGTTATAGGATTCCACTTTTATGAACAGGATTCTGTATTTCTTTCCCTTGTAAAGAATCCTGTAAGTATCGCTTATCTGGTGATATGATCTAATGGTAAAAATGATGTTGTTGGTATTTATAATTTCGTTATTCTGATTGATTTTGTCACCAGATTTATAAGTAACCTGTGCCCTTGTTCTAATCAGATCTTTCCAACTATTATTACCTGATCCATATTCATCCTTTTCAATAACAGGCTGCTGTATAGTGATAGTTTCTCTTAATAATCCTGCTCTCATACGTTAAGTGGTTTGATAGTGTTTATATAAGCTTATAAGATATTCATAAGACAGAGGTAATTTGTTTACAGCAGTAAAGGCTACTGGTTCCCTGTTTGCATAAAGATTACCGATCATTAACAATATTGCGTGAAGGATAGCAGATGGCAATTGACCATCTACTTCCTGTTCACTCAATGAGGTTACATTCAAATGCTGCGTAACAGCATCCTCAGCGACCTTGATCAAATCTTCTATGTATGAATCATCCTCTGTAAAATCCATATCCACTATCAAATGCTGTTTAGCTTTTTCAAGTGTGATATACATATGCTTATGCTAAAATGGCTTTTTGGAAAGATTCTGTTCTTCTAGGTTTGGCATCAAAATAAGCATTGATAACCAATCTTACTTTACCGTTTCCTGCTTGTGTATAAGGGTCAACAGTTAAATCAATACCGCCCCATTGTCCTATTACATAATCTTCAAAACATCCGAAAACAAGACCTTTGGAAGTTACGGCTGAGGTAGATAAAACGTTATATCCATTAACCTCATTGTCTTCCATCAAGTAACCTGAAACGCCTGAAGCTTTAAGAGTAGTTTTCAATTCACCTTTTGCAGATGGGGAAAGTATAAATACTTTATTGCCATTTACATTTGCTGTTTCCAATTCTGTTTCCATCTCAACTATATTGGCATAGTTAATAGTGGCTGTTTCTGCTGTTACTCCATTAAATAATCCGGCAGGTTTTGTAGTACTTCCTGCATCTGAACCTAAGATGGTTGCTTCTAATTTGTTTGAGATTGCATTGACAATATCTCTTGTAAGCATTTCTTCTGCACTAAGAGATTCTTGTATTAAGAATTGTTTGGATACATCAATATAGGCGGTTAATCTTTTAGGTTCCAAAGTAACTTCACTAAATGTTCCAGCACCATCACCAGCACCTTCAGTTTCACCAGCCCAAGAAACATTACTTCCTGAATAAGCAGGAATAGAAACATTGCCTGTTAATCCTGAAAGATAGGTTGCACCTGCTTGTACCATTACTAAATTGGCTCTAAGCGGTTCTAATATGTCTAATTTATCTTCTGCTATAACTTCTTGCCCTGCCGTTGCAACAGTGGATGTTATTGCTGCTCTTTGTTCAACAGGCAATACAATTTGACCTGAGTAGTTTTGTCCTGCTTTTCTAAACTCAGCAATACCTTCATTGGTTATTTCTTGTGCTCTTTCGTCTAGTTGTCTGTTGTTCGCAACGTCATTAATGGCTTTAATTAATGAAAATTTCTCTTTCATAGTTTTAGTTTGAGTGTTTACTTTATTAAGGTTTTTCTTGTTCTCTTCTTCAATCTTTCTGATCTCTGTATCAATATCTCCCAACTCTTTGGTTATATTGTCAAATTGTGTATTCTCTGCTTCATTCAGCTTTCTGGTTTCTTTCTCTGCACCAGATACAAGTTCCTGCGCTCTTTTCTTTAGTTGATCCTTTTTGTCTAATAGTTCTAATGTGTTCATCAATTAATTCTGCTTTTAAGATTTTCAAAATATCCGTTCAATTCATCTTTGCTTATGTTTTCCATCTTTCTTAGGGCTACGGTTGTATCTGGATAGGCTTCTTTGTAAACGGGTGAAACATCAAACAGCTCTTTAAACTTTGTGATCTTTCTAAGGTATGAACCGTTGCTTCTCTTTTCCCATTTGTCTTCATCAATAGTGAAGGCAAAACTGGATGTGCTTATATCGCCTCTCTTTAACCCTTCCAGAAGTTCATCACCTAATGCCGTGTTTGGAGCTTCAAATCTGTATTTTAATCCTGTATCGTCTACAGTTAAATCCAATGAGCCTTTACCGTATTTTGATCTGGCTAACAAACCCCTGTCTTCGTT